TATAATAGTAGATTTGCTTCAGCAGTTGATAGACTAGCAATTAAAGGGGGGGGTTTAAAGCAAATTTTCATCCGGGCGACTTAGTAACAGCCTGAGTTGCGCCGCTTCTCAGGTATAAGTTTGTTTACATCAAGTAACGCTTGGTCAGTACACCACGGATGTACTGGTCAAGGATTGGGTGGAATATAGAACAGGAAGAGTTGAGAGTATCAAGAAAGGATTCTATTTCCAGTTGTTGTGCAATAGTGATATCTGTGAGTTGTTCAACAAGTAATCTGCATTCAAGAGTGGGGGGTGTCACATTTCCTACTACGTGTTTTGAAGCGGGTAGGACTTTGTCGAGGTAACGCTTGTCATAATGGCCGTAAGGAGCACAACGACGGGAATAACGTGACCAAGAGCATAGAATGGGGATGTGGGCCCAATCTCTGATTGATGCATAAGAATTGGTGTACAACCACAGTTGTGAGTGATAGAAAGTGTATTGTTTGGTGGACCAACCTGACTTGAGGAGAGGACGATGAATTTTAGGACCATGTACATATGTCTCATTGGTGGGGTAAAAGTGGCCGCTGAGATAATCAGCTTGTAATGGATTGTTAAATTGGTTGATTTTAGGATTAATGCCAGACAGTCGATACAGTGCTTCGGCATCTTGAAGGAAATCACCAAATAGTTCATTATATCGCTTGATTAAAATAAATTCTATTAGTACAATATTATCATCGCCATCAACGCCTATAGTAATACGTTGGTGTGAGAAGTTGCAGTAGGGTAGATGTGGTAAGAGAGGTGCAATTATGACAATGGGAGTTTGGTGTACAACAAATGACAACAGGTAGCAAATGATGAAAGCTGTAATACAACCGTTGATGAGTGAGTTACCTAGTGAGGTATTGGGGTCGCCAGATTTACGGGTTCCATCAATCTGGTATTGGACGCCATGCTTGGATACACCTTTCGTGCGCATTAAACTAGAAGAAAATACTGTTAAGAACTTGGAAGAGACATCAAACTCGCTGTAGACCATAATCTCGGTTTGTAACAATTCAACGTTCATAGTGGCATCCCATCGGGATCCATCGTTGGTAATTGCTATTGGTTGAGTATAGTAGGACAAGTGTGTGTGGAACCAGGCTCCCAATTGATTAGGGTTAAAACCTTTAGTTAATGTGAAGGGTATGGAGGTAGGGTCATCGGGG